TTGATAGTATACAGATACTTCCAAATATATCCATCACCACTAGTTCCAGCAGATCTTGGCTCTAAATCTGTAAAATTTGGTTCATCTAGTGAGGGTTTTCCATTTGTATTTTCTGGATCCAATCCATTATTTAAACAAACATAAACCCTAAATTGACTATTAATTACATAAAAATTTGATGAATATAAACTTGTTTTGTTGGACGGTCTAGAAAGATTTGTCCTAGAAATATCATGTCTGTATGAATCATAAATCGTTCCAGATTCCCATTGAATTTTTCTAACAACGAGTCTTATGTCATCTGGTGATATTTTTTTTAATGCTATTAATGATTCCCAATATGAATTATCTTCATCGAAACAGTCTTTTGGGGAAATTGGATTACTATCCCAAGAAGGACTTATAGAATCTGAATTTGGTAGTCCTACAAAAGTATAGTAAGACTGATTAGAATCTCGAATATCCTCCACAAAAGATTTGGCATTATTTATTCTCAAGTAATCAGTTATGATTGCAGCCATTTCTAGTATCTAACTAAGATTTGTTTATTTATTTATCAGACAAAATACCCATCATATTTTAGTGGGAGTTTCCTACGCAAAATTGGGTTTGTTCCTATACCAGATTGATTTTCAGAGAATGCAGTAAATGGTTTTGCTCTAAGTCTTCTTGTTAAATCAACTTTACCCCAGACATAATTACCAAACAATTCTACACTATTAAAACCAGTATTACTTGGATTCTGCCCAGGAGCTAAATTTGACAGTATAACAATAACATTTTTAACTGTAGTTGTTATACCAACAGGTAATCCAGATATTCCAGATGGTATTGTAACTATTTTTTCTGACCAATCATAACATTGAACTACCATATCAGTAAAAATAGTTGATATTCCAACTGGATCTGGTAAAGGTCCAGTTTGTGCAGTAAATCCAGAAGGTAAAGAAACTCTACCTCCACTTGGATCTCCAAATACAGTATGTGTAATATTAAAATAATCTCCTGTAGTTATACCAACATCATACACTCCATTCTTTCTTAAATCCGAATCCATAGGAATAAATAAATCTAGTCCAAGGAAATATTGATTTGTTGATTCTGAAATTCTAGACGTGTCAAAACCAACTATTACTCCATAATCACCATAATAATTAACAAAAATTGATTCCTCAGTATTTCTCCATGGTGGTGCAATTAAAATTGGAGGTGGTTCAATTTCATTTACAATAAACTTTATAGAGTTTTCTAAAGGCCATCTTCTATAAGAACTTGCAAGACCAACGTTATCATAAACTTTAAGTTCTAATATATCACCAACAGAATAATTGACTCCCTTATCATTAATTGATGTTAATGATGTAATGGAAGTTTCTGAATTGACCGATATATCTACGGTTGCATTTCTTCCAACACCAGTTACCGTATGTAATTTTGCACTCGTCATTATGGTTTCGCCACCAAATAAAGGTGGAAATCCAGATCCTTGAGAGTAAATTGATAGTGTCTTTATTGGTCCATTGTAATAATTTGTTCCCCCATAACTAACATTTACACTATTTACAGAAGATCCCGACATTAATGCAAAAGCAGTTGCTTGAGATCCATCTATAAATGGTTTTTGTATAGTTATTTCTGGTGCCGCTGTGTACCCAAATCCAGGATTTGTAACATTTATACTATCAATTGTACCATTTGTATTTAAAACTACCTCTGCTTCTGCAGAAATGAGTTGATCTGTAGGTATAATCTCAATTCTTCTTTGTTCTGTTGGTTCTATACCTTCTCTTGAAATATTGAACAGTGATGTATCAAAAACATAAACATGTTCTGATGTTATTGCAATACTATTGAGTATATTTGTAGTTGGATTTATTATTGGTTCATAATAAACTCTATCTTTACCAATAAAACTATTATCGATTATTATATCTTGTTCTTGCTTAATCCAACTAATAGGTCTCTCATATAATTCATCTAAAACAACACCAACATTTGCATAATTATTAGTAATAATTGTATCAGCTGACTTCACATCTACAACAAGTCTTTCTTCTTGAGTAAGGTTGGAATCTACATCACTAAAAATCTGTACATTATCTCCGACTTTTACTGAAGGTAAAACTCTTACAAGTCGAACATCAATTTCTGATGTTCCAGTATATGCTAAAATCTTTACAGTATCACCAACAGTACTAAATCCAACTAATGGACCTTTAGGTGCTTCTGTAAATCTGATTCTACTTCCACCATTAAACTGATAACCTTCTCCTGGAGTTTGTAGTACATCATTTACAAATACCAATAGATTTGACTGTAAACTAATTCCAGAACTAGTTTTTGCATAGAATGATATATCTTCACCATCTATCTGTAATGGGAATAATCTTCTTATTCCATTAAAATATTTGGAAATATCATCCAATACTATAAATTCACCAACGTTCCAACCAGAGAACTTTGATCTGAATACTTCTGTAACGTTTAATTCAAAATGTTCAAAATTTGATATGCCAGTTAATGTTGGTATGCCAACAGTTCCTCCAATAGAGACTGTAAGTAAATCATTTTCATTATATCCATATCCATAATTTTTAATCTCAAAAGAACGTATTGTTCCATCATTACTTGGAACCAAATCTACCGTTGCTTCTGTACCAATTCCACTAGAACCTTGTGAATATATTATTGGCAAATTTGTATAACTTAAAGGTGCATCAAAAATAACTTCTGGTGGATTTAATTGATCATATATTGCTGGTGGAGGATTAGTTATATTTACTGAAGTAACATACCCACTATTGACTACAGCTTCTCCAAAGTACACAATTGTATCAGAATCTGTTCTTAAACCAACTTTTACTGTTTGTAAACCAGATCTATATCCAGATCCAGTGTTACCAATAGCAACAGAGGTAAGAGCGCCTATCGGATTAATTATTGCTGTTCCACCAGCACTTACTAGTGGTTGATATCCAAATCCTTCTGTAGATCCTACGCTAACTATTATACCACCTTTTGGTAAACGATTTACATTTACATCCTTAGTTATTGTTGGGTCTGTTGGATTCAAGTTAAATCCTACTTTTAAATTTCCACCATCAACAAAAAGTTTGTAGTCTCCATAAATGCTGTATTTTGGAGTGCTTATTCTTTGAGGTCCTTGGAATATACCATCAATTAAAAGAATTGTATTTGTGTAAGGGATATTTGTAATATTATTTCCCCCATAACTTAAATTGAATGTTGTTGATATACCATTAAATTGTGTAGTAATATCATCATAAACATAGTTATTATCATATGCTTTGTCGAAATCGTTAGTGTATAAAAAGTTAAGTGCAGATCTTAAAAACACTCTCCCACTAAATTTTGAAGATGTGGTCAATCCAGTATAGTCAATTTCATTTGCAGATGTTGCAGTAGTTCCAAATCCTACAGGTATTTTGCCCCATATTGCCTCTGAGAAGTTTAAATTATTACCAACAATATTAAAATTACCAGAAAGTTTTGATATTATCTGATTGGAATTGTGAGTATCCTCTTCTGTTCCAACTACCGATCTATCAACATTAATTTGATTGAGTGATTTATTTACAGATTTTACCAACACAATTTCATTATCAATTTCTAGTAAATCTCCAGACTTAATAAAGTCGATAGTATTTACTGATATATTTGTATCACCAATTCCAATAGAACTTGAAGTTGCTATAGTATATCCAGATCCAACAAGTGGTGATTGGATAGATCCATTTATTGTTATAAGTAGTCTATTATTTGCATCAATAGATCTAATTCTATGACTAACTCCAGCACCAACTCCTACAATATCTACTCTATTTGGATTAAACTGTAAAGAATCTCCTATTGTTGCTGCAATACTTATTTTTTGATTATCTTCCTTAATAATATAGAATCTGGAAGGTAATCTTGATGTTATTCCTATTCCTGGCCAGTTAATTGGGGATATTTGTATTCCATTGTTTGGATCTTCATTATGTGGTATATATTCAACTTCTTCACCACTAACAAAATAATGATTCCCCAAGTTTATATTGTTTTGGGATATAAGCACCACATTAGAGTCTGTGCCATCAAATTCAACCTCAAATATTGGATTATTCTTTTCAAAAAGCCCAAATGATTTAGTGTTAGAATCAAACTGATCACTAATATCATCTATAGTTAAAACTCTGTTACCTATAAATTCCCTATACTCTGCCAAAAACGGTAAATTAAAAAGTATCTCATTAGATACAAGAGATTCATCTACTTTAATACTCTTTTCTCTGGCAATATCAAAATCTTTAACTGCATTAAGATTCACTGATTCTGTGAGATCTGATATTGCAACAACAACGTTATCATCTTGTTCTGTTGGCATTCTATAAAGATCATTATCAGATGGTTCCAAAATCAGATCACTGAATTTTTTAAATCCAACAGTATGTGTTAAATTACTAACCAGAGGATTCCAAACAGTAAAATCTAATGGAGATTTTACTGAATATGAAAAATATTGATAATAATCATTGTCAGACAATCTTTGGAAAAATGTATTTAACTTACCAGTTTCTTTTTTCCATCCCTCTCTAACTATACTGCTTGAAGATACTTTGTAATCTCCTTCAGATCCAAAGGATGATGATATTAGTGCCAGATTTTTTGAAGATTGACCATAAATTATATCTCCAGGTGAGAATTTTTTATTGGTTCTAATTTTTATATACTCATTGTTCTGGTCATATCTTTCCACAACTCCAACATTGTCTTCATATATGACCAATTCATTTTCATTAAATGAACCCTTTTCTAGGGTAATATCAAAGATTGGAAAATATGATTCTGGTGTTGCTGTACCAAAAGATTCAAATTCATCATAAACTCCTGGAGATTCACCAACTTTAAGTACATCCGATATATTATATACAATAGAAGGAAACTCGCCACCAATGTTTGGATCTGATTGCTTAACTTTAAATAGAGAATATCCATATGATGAAGAGTTATAACCCTTTCCGCCAATATTTAAATCAATATTAGTATTTTCAATGATTACATTATCACCAACATTAAATGGAAAGTCTGAAGCATTTGCAAAAGTAACCGCAAATGCGACTGTAACATCATTAGTAATGCTATCAAACGTAATATTACTAATTCTAATTCCATTTGGATTATTTACTGGTAGTATTTTTGGTGTAACATTGTATAGCCCAGTAGTATTTCTAATAATAGTTACTTCAGTATCTCCAATATCATATCTAAGTCTTGCTTCAGTATTAACTCTTCCAGTGAATCCATCAATAACAACTAATTGTGGAGGTACAAAGTAATTTGTACCGAAAGATGATATTTTTATCTTTTTGAATTTTGATAACGGTTCTATTTTATATGTGCTTGGGAAAATTGCAGATGGTCTTAATGTTTTATCTGAAGGATAGTCTAATCCAAGATTTAATAATTTTATACTATCTATCTTACCAATTGACTTTGAAAATGGTAAGAAAATAGCTCCAGAACCCTGTGAAGATACTACTTTAGTAACATAGGGTAAAGTTCTATAGTTTCTTCCTTTTGATACTAAAGAAACTTCTGCTATTGGACCAGTACCATAAATGGTTTTGTATGAAATTATTCCATCATTTTCACTATATGAAGATTGTTCTGGATCAGAGTCTAGTGGTATTATAAAAGATGTGGAGGTTATTCCAGATATATTTGATTTACCTGAATATACACTATCAAGAATTTGTATTGAACTGGAGTTTTTTATATTACTAAAATCTACCTTTAAATTTAACTTTGTTACTGGAGTATTTGGTAGATTGATAGGAGTTAACTTATAGTAAAGTGTTTTTGGAGTATCGGAGTCTATTTTTATTTGAACATAAGCTCCATCAGAACCAATGTCCCCAACATAAGTTACATTGAAAGTCTCTGTTTTATCTGAAGAAGAATAATACTTATTTGTGAAGTTAACATCAGTATAAAATTCAAATTTAAAAGATGGGTCTTCATTATATTGCAATGATCTATCAGATAGATCAAATATTATATTTTCATTTTTATAAAATTTCAATTCTGGATTTATAAGAGATATTGATCCATCTTGTTGAGATCCAATATTTACTAATATTGAAGAATCTAACTCAGATATATCGGAATAATAATTTGTAGATAGTGCAATCGTATTAGAATTTATACTTATAATATAATAAATTCCAGAATTTATTAGTCCGATTGATGGACTTTCTGAATTATAAATTACCTTATCTCCAGTTTTAAATTGGTGGTTATTAATGGATATTGTATTTAAATCAATATCTACATCAGAAGAACTAAATTCAGTTTTATTAACTAAGATTCTATAAACTAAATTATCATAAGATACTTTTATTGTTCTAGTTTTATTGCTGGACAAAGACAAATCTATTTCATTTCCAGCAACTAATCCATGAGGTGATTTTGTTATTATATTAGCATATTTTTTTACAATGCTAGATTGAATGACATCATCCCTATTTGTTTTTAGTTTTTGATTATTTCCTACTCCATAATCATTATATTTAATCAATTCAAAAATAGATTCAGATCCAATACCAACATACTGGTTTGTAGATCCTATAGAAACTTTTTGTGTTGATAAACCAATATAATTATTAGAATAAGGTACAACGTATAAAGAATCAACATCAGTAAGATCTTTTGTTGTTGCTGCATAAGATACATTTATTGGAGTATCTGTATCATTTATTATATAAGATACTTCATCATTCAATATAAATTTATGATTTGGTAAAAATATTGTATTTGGTATAGTATCTTTTGTTTTTACAAGATCCAGTTCTGGAACATTTACATACAATAGTCCACTCTTACCCTCCGAACGTTGAAGGGTGGAAGCATAATTTTCGTAGTAAAGACTTAAATTTTCTCTCTCAACTTGAGCTCCCCAAATATAAAATGTTGGAGTTGAATTTAGGGTAAATCCTGCTGGACCGTAAGTACCAACTCTAAAATTGTGTGTCCCCGAAGAAGTAAGTTGCTTAAATGTATATCTTCTATACGTATTTGTTAAAGTTACTAATTGACCATAATATAAAATTCCATCATCAACTATTAAATAGACAGATTCTCCTCCTTCTTCACCCTTCAAAAATACCGAGAATACATTTTCTTCATTCGACAAGCTTACTCCATTATATCCATATAAGAAATAATCAGAGTTTCCTGTAGTATTTGCGATACTAATTTTAGCTGCTTCTTTTTTATTTTCTATAGGAGATTCTTGTAAATAATCAATAGATCCAGTGATATTGGCATCATCTTCCCAAGGAGTTCCTGGTAACTGTGATGATGAAATTGGATAAGAATATTCTAATAAATTCTCAGAATCTATTATAATAGATTCTTTAGGATTAAAATAATATTCAGAATTTGTATTGTATGATTTATCTGTAGATAATCCAGTATTAACTATTACTTTTCTTGGTAATTCCTCAATAATATCACCAGAAGAATGTGTAGTAGAAATTGATCCAGCATAAGATCTTTCTATCTTTACAGTATAATTTTTACTGTAAATATTCAAAATTTTAAACAATTCTTCATTTGATTTATATATATCACCAATAGATATTACAGATGTTAAGTCTCCATTGACTTTTAAATATGTGACTATGCCAGTTTGTGAAGAATTTTCTAAATCATTTAAAATAGTTAATCTATTACTCTTCTGAATTTCTAATGATTTGACAGGACCAATAAATTTTGTTGATATTATATTACAATTATCAATAATTGGTATATCCTGGTTTGTTATATCTATAAAGTGACTAGAAATTCCTAAGTAATTACCATTAGTGTCTAATCTAGAATATTCAAAATCTGGATAAGTATCTTCACTAAATGTAATAGTACCTATTTCCCTACCACTAACCGATTTTACAATGGCAAAGGCATTACTTCCAAAAGTTCCTTCATTATTAAAATAAATTTCATCGCCTGCCGCATAATTTTTACCACCTGAGATAATATCTAGTTTATCTACAGAACCAGAACTAGTATTAGTTATTTTTGGAAGTACATTTTTAAATGTTTCTGGACTTACCAACCCATCATAGAATGTATTATCTTTAGAAAATCCAAAAGATGATGTAAATCTAAACCAATTATCACTATCTACAGATTTTCTAGATAAATTTGAAAAATCTTCAAAATTATATGGTATTGGTTTTGAATTAAAAGAATTTCCAATTACATAAGGAAATATTGGTTTTAAAAATCCATTATATGGACCACTAGACTCTTTAGTGGGATTAAAAGTTGAAAAATATGCATATACTCCGTTTGGAAACTCTGGAGTTTTACAAAATCTTCCGTTATTAATATCCAAATCTCCAGCATTAGTAAATACATAATCCTCAATAAAATATCCAGTTGGAAAAATGCTTACTGGTGGTCTATTCTCCACTATTGGTCTTAATTCATATCCACTACTCAACTGTTTAATGGCACCACCTTCAATATTTTCATATCCATATGGACCATATATTGGATTTCCATCATATGCCCATCCAACTATGGGAGAGTGATATTTGATTGTATCCGAATCGTTAAGTAAATCTTGTTTAAATATTGGATTTCCTTCATTATCTAAGGATGATGCCAAACACTGCTCTCTAATTCCTCTTGGAGTAAATCCATGACCATAAGATAATTCTTTGGTAATATCTTTTGATTCATATATTATTCCATCATCATCATTTATTGATGATGTACTGAAAAGTTTTTCGACCAAATTTAAAGTCCAAGATTGGATATTGACATCAAAAGATACTCCAAATCCATTAGAAATTACTTCTATGAAAGTATCTTTCGTATATCCAAAACCTCCATTCAGAATAGTAACTGATTGTATTCTTCCATTAATTATAACAGGAGTTAAAATTGCATTAAATCCATCACCATAAATCTTGATCTCTGGGGCAGAGTTATAATTTGAGCCACCATCAATAACTGTTACTTCAATAATTCTTCCATCACTGGAAATAGTTGGTAATAATTTTGCATTTTCTCCATTGTATACATTAATAGTTGGTTTTCTATTATAATTGACAATAGAATTATCACCATATCCACTACCAGGATTTTTTACTGAAGTTGAAAAAATTTCTCCAGTAAAGATAGGATTTAATTTTCCAGTAAATGTTTGACTACTAACAGTGTTTATTCCTATAGGAGCTTCAACTTTTACTATTATTGGTGTATATGATACTCTGTGTTGACCACTTCCAAAATCTGAAAATGGAATACTTAATTTATTGTTGTAATTAAAGTCTTTATCAAAATCTGTTTGAAGTACTTCATATACTTTAAATTCATCATCATTTACTCTTCTTACAAAGTATTCTGATGTTGATGATAATCCTGTAGGAAGAACACCATCACTATTAAAAATTACTACTTCCTTATCTAAAAATCCGTGATTTTTTATTTTAATTGTATCAAAATTCTTATTAATATTGTTTGAATTAAAATATAAAATTTTATTTGTATAGTTTTGTCCAGAATCCAAAACATCAACAGAAGATATACTGTTTTTTGCAGTTACTGATGTAATTTTATGGATACCATCTCCATAAGATGAAAATGTTATGGTGTTTATTCCAGAAACAGATTCTTCAAAACTATTATACAATTTTGCGGTTATTCCATCATTTGAAGTAATGTAATATATTGATCCATCTACTAATCCACCAATAGCATCTTGATTTAGAGTGTTATAAATAACAGCTTCATAATTTTTAAATCTATTGAACTTTTTAAAGTCTATAGTGCCAGTAGATAGATTTAATTGATTATATAAGTTAGATGCGTTGAACAACACTTCATTCTTTTTACTGGATAAATTGCATTTTACTTTTGCACCAAAACCATTTCCACCACTAATGGTAACAATTGGTTCTGATTCATATCCAAATCCAGGATCGATTACATCAACTCTTTTTAGACCACCTCTAACATTAGCAGTTACCAGAGCGTCTGTCCCAAATCCAGAAGAACCTCCTTCCCCAACATTATCTACAATTTCTATTTTGGGTGGATTTATAACATCATAATTAGAATCTCCTGGAGAAGATACAATAACTTCTACAATTTTCCCATAAAAAACTGTATCGGTAGATTTATAATTTAATAATTCTATTCCATTTAAAAAGCACCCAGTAGACCCAGGACTTGTAATTTTCTCAGTATCTAGTGCTTCATTTGTTGGAGAATTGTATTTTCTTATTATGTCTTGTGGGTATAAAGTTTTATTATAAAATTTTGTAAATATAAGCTTATTATTAGTTGCCGTTCCAAATAGACTTAAGAAATTTTCGGATCTAATATTTGATCTACTGGAAGCTAATTTTATAGTGCTATCATTAACTCTCTTTATAAAATATTGACCTTCTGGTATGTTAAGTCCAGAATTTCCATCATAAGTGTAATATATAGAATCACCACTAAGAAATGGATGATTTCCAATTATTAATTCTTCAGTTGGGACTGGTAATACCTTTGAAAATTTTATTGTTAGTGTATTATCACCAACATCTCTTGATAGATAACTTGGTAATTGTGAAGAAGTTATATAAGTCTCATCTTTATCAATATAAACATTTTGAATGTTACTAGAAACTATATTTAAGTTGGAATTGAAAAGAAATTTTGGTTTAGAAATATTTCTTTTGATAGTATATTTTTTATTTGTATCCAAAGAAGCAGTAATATTGATATCAAAAACTCTTTTATTTGAAAAACTTATAACAAAATTAGAATACTCTTCTCCAGAACTACTGTTTAATGTAAATATATCTCCTGCTCTAAAAAGATTATCATCAAAAGTTTCTACTCTATATTGAGAAATCCCATTTAATTTTTCCGATACTTTAAATAAAGACTTAACATTATATGTTGGACCAACATTTAAAAACCAAGTATTGTGGATTTGTTTTGTACTTTCTTTCCCTAATGCTGTAATATTAACATTGTCATCTTCCTCATAAAAATAACTTTCTTCTCTATCATAACTAATATCTCCAAGAACACCCCTTACCCTTACTGTTATTATCTCATCATCATCATTGAATGAATATGCAAAATGATTATCTAATATATTAGTACCAGATTTTATATCCACTGGTAAAGTTAAGTTAAAAAATTGATTATCATTTTTTCCATTATATTCTACTTTAGTTAAAACACCATTATCATAAAACTCAATAAAACCAGAGTCATCAAATCCTAAAGTAGAATCTACATCCAAATATGTTTGTCCAGCAACTGCATTATCAGTAACTTTTGTTTTGGCATGAACAGAAAAATTGAAGAATTCTATATCTGGATTATAGTCTAATGTTAATGAATAAAATTCTGCACCTTCACTAATAACAAGCTCTGATGTTATGATAGTAGCAAAAGCACTTTTCTCTACACCATTAACGTCTTCGAACAAGGTTCTACCAGCAAGATCCAGAGGATCTCCCTCATAAGGTTCAACAACAATTTTTCTTGTTACTCTAAAGTCAGCATCTGATGATTGAATTAGATAATCTCTTGGTTTTATTATTTTACTTTCTACACCCCATACAATATTGAATAATATTTCAAATGATTTATCAGTTCCCCTTGAAGAATAAAAATCCTTAATTCTAGATACTAATATTTTTTCATTTAATTCTTGATAAAAATCAATTTCTTCAAATCCTGGTGTGTATTGTGATTTGAATTTTTTATATAACTCAAATAAAAATAGAGCATTTAAATTATATACAACAGTGTTTGCTGTATGATCTTTTTTAAATGAAGTGGAAAATTTGAAATCGTCTTTGGTATATCCAGTTATACCACTAAATCCTCTTTTACAACCTAAAAATTCAGTCTTTGTTTTTTTATCATAAAATATAATTTCATCATCAATTTTAATTAAACCATTTTTAAAAGGAAATCCATCAGTATTTGTAACACTAATTGACTTTGAATTTGCAACAATATTAGAAGATAATTCAGTGTAAAATACAAGTTCAGATATATTCTCTAGCTTTGTGTAATCATTAATATTATTGAGAATATTTGTTGGACCACCAGAGAACTCTAAAGACTTATAATAATCCTTTAAGAGTTGTATGAAGTCCGAATAAGACTCTTTTACGTAAGATGGTTGCTGATCTGTGACTAAATTTTGAATTTGTACTCTATTTTTCATGTCTTTATATTCTTACTAAGTCTTCGTTTAAGTAACTAGATGTAACTATATATCCTGATCCAGAAAGATCAGTTCCTGAACTGATAGTATCGTTTATTAAATTTACAGTTGAAGATGTTGTATCTAACTGTAGGTATAGGTCTTGTTTTCCTATAACATCATTTGATTCTGGAGTGGCTGATATTTCTATTATTTTATCTCCAGCAACATTTAATTTTGTGGTTGAGATTATGTTTAAGTAATTTAAATTAATCTCACCAGTTTTATAATTTATATTTCCTACCTTATTCTTTACTACTACTGGACTATTTTTTGACTGCAATTGGAATATAAAGAGATCCCCATTAACATCATCTATAGGTTTATCTGCCAAATACACCACTCCAGATATGTCACTGACAGTAAATCCACTTGATTTTATGTTATAACCCGTTTTTCTTTTTATATAGAAAGAATTACCAAAGCAAATTTCATACTGTGTAGTTGTACCTTCAGATATTTTTAGATCTCTTCTAATTAAAATTTTTGTAATATTTGATGTTATTGATTCTGACGTATCATCAATCAACTTTAAAAATTTACTGTATTTGAATCTAGATCCATAACTATTTAATTCTTTAGATTTTGAATATAATTCTAAGTTATTCTGTATCTTGTCCTTAATCGTGTTAGCATAACCTCGATTTATATTATAATAAACTGAAGAATTGTATTCAATATAAAGATATTTTAAATCAATAAATTCTGGTATGATTCCAGCAACCGAATATTTTTTTAATTTTTGTTTTAATGAGTCTTTTAGTAAATTTGATAGATAAGTTCCATTTCTAGGTTTTACAGTAATAAAGACTTTTCCATATTGTGGAGGATTTAGTTCTTCTCCACCAAAAACAGCAACTGATTCTGTTTCTGGATAAATTAAAGGAACTATAGTTTCATAATCTGACGCTGTTACTGCCCTATTTTGACTTGCATATAATCTAGGAGCGAATTTTTTTATTGATGATATTGATTCTATGGGTGATCCATAGTCACTAAATTCTATTGTTGTTAATATAGGAACATCGATATTAAGAGGATTTCCATTATTATCTGTTAATATTCCATTAAATTCAAAAGATCTAACTCCATTAGCAAGTTCTCCTTTAGTCTTAATATAAGACACTATAATAAAGTTTTTATCTGAAAGAGCACTGCCAAATGTCCCATCACCAAATATTAATTCATACTTACTATCTTCAATTTCATTGATAAAGAATACTTTATCTGAAGATTTTACATTTGTAATATTATCTGCAAATTTATAAATTATAGAATTGCTGCTAGTCTTGCTATCCCTTACAGTTACTCTTATTGTATTTGTATCTATGTTATTATTGGATAATATAAATCTTTGATTCTTACTTAATGAATCTACAGTAAAAGTCTCCTCAATATAGTTACCTTCAAAAATATCAACATCTTTAAATTCTGCTAATTTTCCAGATACTCTAGATCTAATATCATCTGGAATTGAATATACAAAACTATTTAAAAGTGATCCATCAGATGAAGAAGCTATAATTCCTTTTTTTACAACAACTGAAATCGGATTCTGATCATATTCTGTTAAATCGACATAAAAAGATACCCTTGCTTTAGAGCACCTAACGGATCTTGGCAAATAACCAATATTTCTTGCAATAGATACTACGTTTTCTCTTAAAGTTGCTCCGTCTAAGAATACTTCATTAGTCAACATATTAGCATTGTAAGAGCTAATATATGTGTTGTATGCTAAAGTATCTAAAAGAACTCTAAAATTAGATCCTTCAAAATCATAATCCGTAAATCTACCATCAGCTCTTAAAAAACTTTTGATAGATTCACGTATATCATTGAAGTCTAGTGATGATACGTTAACTAATGACATTTATCTTGTGGGTAGTAATATGAATGATAACTGCTGAGGAGAAGATTCAATGCCAACAATTAAATATTCTATATCCACATTTAGTTGGTTTAAATCATAATCTGGTATTACAACTACATCTAAAAGTTTTACTCTAGGTTCGTTATTTTTTATAACAACTTCAATTTCTCTTTTTACATCATTAACTAGATCTTGTGAAATATTCTCAAATAGTAAACGACTCAATAAAGACCCTATTTCTGGTTCAAAAAACTTCTCACCCTTTGATGTGAATACTAAATTTTTAATAGAGCGTGCTATCGCATCTTGATTTCTCAATACAACAATGTCTTTTGTTAAAGGATTTCTTTTGAGAGAAAGGCTTATATCCTTAAACCCAGAACTGACACGCTCTATTGGCATTGTAGTAGGTATAGTTATGCTTTATTTATACCTATTTTTTTACCATTCATGTCCCCAAGTAGGTTCTGTGCCATATGACCAATCATCATAGTCATTATCGTTACGAATTTTCTCATGAACTTCATTTTGATGTTCAAAGTCATGCTTTTTTGGAGTGATATCATCTTCAACTATCTCTCTAAGCATTCTTTTTTCCGTATTTGATTGCAATTTTTTTGCTAATGAACCATAATCTGTTATTAATGCTTCGGTTCCCCACATTTCCATCATGTATTCTTGATTACGATCTGCTGGTTGTCCCATTTTTGCTCCTGATTGTTTAGATCAGAACTTTTTACGGGGTTGCTATCCCGTGATTTATGTCCAGTGATTGTTTGGTTGTTCCCACCAGTAATGCAAATCTTCTATATTATCATTATAGTATAGTGAAACCATATCACTTTGGAATTTACTATTGATATTTTCACATAATGCGACTGTATAATAGTTTTTTTCAGTATATTTTTTCATTATCTCTGTAATCCAGGTATAAGTTCCACCTTTAATTACACCTGCTTCTATCAAAACAAAGTTTTGCCAGTCTAAAACCCATTCAATATAGTTTAATTCAAAATTAATTTGATATTTTTTGGGGTCTTCGTCTGGAAATGGTACGTTTACCGCTTCAATATGAAAAATCTCCCGCCCCATTGACAATGAGTGCGAGAGATGTTGAGTCACAATACTTGAATAATCAGGAGAAACGCACAAGAAGCAAGTTTTACTTGGATGAATGTCCCAGTTGGACATTTTAATCTTATACGTTAACTCCTGAATCAGTGCTAATTCTTTGTCTTGAGATATAAATTTCAAATTTTTCATTTTAATTTAACTCAAGACTATATTTTATTTATTTTCCTTGACCCCTATACCGTTTACGTGCTGCATTACGGGATGATGCTGCATATTTGGTATGCTGCCCTTGCCCTTGACGAGTTTTTTTGGGTTTGGATTCAATTTTAGTGTTACCAGAAGTCCTACGAGTTGCCATAATTTTTAATCAAATAAAGGATCAAGTTCAATAAGTTCAGGGTCAATGTCTGCACCTGAATAAAATTGCTCAGATAGGTCTTGTATTATATCCGAGCAATCGTCGAATGAGAGGTTTTTGTAAATTACTCGACCATTATAGCATAAGTTATAACGGCCTTGTGAATTACTCATCAAATTACGCGAGTCTTTTCGTGTCCAACACGAATACGAGGATCGCACCAAGTCTCAATACCTGCTTCCTTTGCATCCAGACAGAAGGACACGTCCTCTCCACACATATCCTGAACTGCTCCAGATTCAAAGACTTGCATCTTAGGTGCGAACCAGGGGTACTCAAGACGCTCAAAGACGCCATGACGAATCATAACCCATCCAAAACCTGTATAATCAACTGTGAATGGTTTACGACGCTTCGAGATGCTCTCCACAGTCTCGTGATTCATCACCCCACCATTACGGCGGAAGTCCTCTTCGTCCAACCAGTGGGCAACCGAGGTGGTTTGCCCATCCTCAGTAGCATACCAACCAGCGACAATCTCTCGCTCATCCTGAGCATTACCGTCTTTATCTGGTCCAGGTACTGCAAGATCGCACAGTTGCCAGAACTTTTGACTATTAAAAACAATGTCATTATCAATCCAAAGTTGATAATCATACTTCAATTTGCCGTCCCAGGGAATTTGATTGGGTCCGCGCAACACGTTTGCACCAAGACACTTACAACGTGCAAAGTTAACCATCGATGAGTAGTCCTGTGAGATTTGGATACTCATGTTGTTTTGTACAAGGTCAAAGCATAGTTGCACAAAACTCTTTAGGAATGTATAAGAACAACCGCGCCCAGGCAGACAGAACACAATGCTCTTGCCTTGCATACGCTCTTTAATTGCATCATAATCCCAGTCTTCCTTCGGCGCAGTCGGTGCTGCTGCCTTTACAGTAAATCCTTTTGCCATTTTAGAATAATTCTCTCAGATCAATTTTAACAGTTTATATGTAGCAAGTCAATATGAAGATTCTGCCACCATGTCCTTATTTAGTTCCAATCTCTCATACTCATAATTCTCATCATCTAGGTGATCCCACTTCTCACGGAATTCATCTTCAGTTAATACTGCATATAAACATTGATTCCTTTTATTGTAAATGTGGTAAACCGTTTGTGTTCTCATAAAAAGTTCTTTATCGGAACGTATTATATATGACCATAATGAGAATTCCAATGCTAACTAAAAAACCCTTCGGGTGCTTCGCAATCCAATATGTAAAGATTACTCTCCACATGTTCCAATAAGGTCTTCGGCGGCGCATCATAAAAATTCTCATCAACTCTATTATAGCACCTTTTTACCCGAAAAATTTTCTGCGAGATTTTTTTATATACCTTATAACACACACTCGAATTGTCACCTCTGTAGGTTAGAGGGACCCGCTCATTATAAACGCAGGGGGCCGCATTAGTATAACTTATCGATCGAATTAACTGCCATAAGGAATGCTGATCAATGAAATGTGTCCGCACGAACATATAAAAAACCCCCGCACGAATGAGGGGGTTAAGTATACCTAACTCACGGGTCGCTGGGTATAAAGAACTCAGCGACTCTAAGTGTTAGTCTCACGCATAAAAGGGTCGCTGAGTTCTTTATACCCAGCGACCCGTTAAGTGTTGCTAATTCACGCAACCGTTAGCGTCACAAACACCAACGCTTAGATCGTAACCACGGCGAATTGGATAGATTCCGATATAGAATTTCCAGATACCTACAGCGAGCAACTCATCACCAACCCGTGCAGATGTATCAAGTCCGAAGTAGAAGAATTTCTGAAACTTGAAAGGGGTTTGAATACGCATGATCTGTGGTGATAGTGTGAACGTAGGGGGGGCATTTCTGCCCCCGACTGTTTCATTCAGCGGCGAGAATGTAGCGGAATCGATGAAGATCAGATTCCAGATTTTCACAATCGCAGTAGGGAAACCACTGCTCGTTGATCATAATGTCAACAGAAATCGTATCAATTTCAGCATCTAAAAGTTGCTGGTTTGTAGAATAGAAATCAGCATAGAGTGTAGAACCCTCAGCATAGATTTCTACTGCCTCATCGATCTTTCTGAAAGGTGCAATTTCGCGGAGCAGGGTGATGATTTCCATTGTTAGAATGCTGGTAGTTTGTGATCTTGGAGATGGGGGGATTTCTCCCCCCGATTGTGTCAGGAATTAGGACCGAAACCAGACTCTAATTGTGATCTTTCCAGATCCTCATCACCATAGAGTTCCTCCCAATCTTTTTGAGTGGGTATGTACTCCAGATCCTCAACCTGAGGGTCACAAACGAAAGGATCGAAAGTCATGTTCAGAAGTGGATTGTGCGGGTTTGTCCCGCTTGAGAGAATACTAGATGATGGGGAGCACCCCTAAGGTGCTCCCGCAACAATCGTTCACACAGCGAGGGCGAGCAACAGATCACGCTTACGGCGCTTGCTAGTCACAGAAAACCACAGGTTGCGCTTTCCAGTTTTCGGATTGCGGGTCGCCGCTAACTGTCCTCTGGTTTCCAGATCCACTAGCACGGCGTGGATGGTGCCCTTGTGGCGGCGGGGATCCAAACCCATGGCACGCACAAGTTCAGAACCCGTCAGCGGACCCTTGCGGATCAAGATGCTGCGGGCAGCATTCCTGATCAGGAAGTGAAAGGTGCGATCAATTGCGGTGAGCATTTTCCTAAGTGTGTGTGCGGGCGTGTCCCGCGTGATCTAATGGTAGCGACTAGAAGGGTTCCCAGGTGGCAGGCGCAGCAGTTTCGTTACAATCCGAAATAATGAAAAGTTGTGAGAGAAAGTCTGCCCATTCAGCATCAGTTGGCACGACATAGTTCTTCTCATCCAGTTCGCGTTGTGCGCGTTTGGAAAGTTTCGTGCGGAGCGATTTCATTGTTTTGAGAGTAGAGAATTGGAGGGGGATTGCTCCCCCTAAGTGTTAATCAGGCAGAGATCATAGATTGCATCTCAACCTCACGAACATCCATCAGAGAGTAATCATAACCCTCCTTTTCTTCTAGATGGACAAGGTAAGCATTTGCGGTAGAGAAGCAGTCAAACAAGCGAAGGGATTTGAAGTCTTCACCTTCATAATCCCAACCACCGATAACAGCGTAGACTTTCATTTTCTTGAGGGGAAGTGTAGAGAATTGGAGGGGGATTTCTCCCCCTAAGTGTTTCAGATCAGCACTTCACAAACGTTAGCGGGTTCCAGTTAGGCGAACCTACTTTAAAGAGAAAGATAGGTTGCCCGTGCAGTACAACGCTGTAATCGTAAGCGTTATCGTACGCTCTGATGAGATCAGAATAGTATTCTGTATCAGGATGATCAGCGGCGATGGCAGGATCGTTTTGAGGTGAGATGGCGTACATGGCGTTGCCTGTTGACGACTTGATAATGATAAAGGGTATGAGCACCTATAAAGTGCTCTACGGGTGCTTTTGCAACAAAGCGTAATGTTTAGAACGCGCTAGTGCAATTGTCCTTTTGATGTTTTCAATTGCGCGATAGTCGCTGATAGTTTTGGCGGTGACAATTTGCACCCCATTCTCATCACGCCAGATGAGATGATTGGTTTGGCGATATAACGTGAAACCGTATGATTTCATCATCGCCTTTAACTTAGATTGTGTTTTCATGATAAAGAATTGGGGGGGCAATTGCCCCCCCTGTAGATTAGATCAGACCTTTATGAATGCGGCGATAAGCGCACCACGTGATCGCTTGAACTTGCGATGCTAAGTGCATCTTACCTGTCACCTCAGAGATTAACTTAGCAGCGTCACGGTAAGCATCTTGAATCATACGGAAAGTCTTGTCTGACATAGCAGGAACCGCTTTCAAGTTAGAAACACTTCCGTTCCAAATGTTGTAAGCGTGACCATCAATGCAGGGCGTGTCAGATTTCCCATCCTTTGCAATGCAATGATAGAAGGCAATTGTTTTGTTTCCCCGCAGAACTTTGCAGATCAACTCATCACTTTCTAGCATCAGTTCGATGATAGTGATTGCCTTATCTTTGTTTGCAGAGTATGAACAAACGCTCACACTTTCAAACGGGATTTCATAGCAATAGGCACGCAACATTGCCTCTGCATCTTCTACATTTCTCTCCCACTTATTGTTTGGAGAAAGTGCAGCGATCACACCTGCCACAGTGTTAGGATTGAACCCATACTTTTCGCCCAAAGTGACACAAACGCTGTAGGCGTGGTGATACCACTGCGAACCTACTTCTCTGTCCAGAATGCTGCTCTGGAAATACATTGCAACGATCGAATCAGTGTGTGCCATGTCGTGAAATGAATTTCGACCCTCAAAGTATTGCAGCGATCCGCTGCAAAGTCAACAGGTTTTAGATCAGCAACGCTTATCAGTGACATCAGAAATACTTATAGCCCAGGGGTTGACTTTAGGGGCACACTGCCCCTACGCTAGAGGGCGGGAGGGGTGGGAAGCACAATAAAAAATATAAAAAAATACCACGCCTTCGGCGTGGTATGATACAACCCAATTCAACAAGTCAATCACAAACAAACTATACAATAGGCATTCTCCGTTTAGTTTAACATCCAATGGGGGTCATTGTTGACATTAACCCAGAAGAAGTTGCGATTGTTTGCACTTCTTAAGAATAGCATGTCGCCTTTAACCTGTTCAATGATACAGGTTCCGTCACATCCCATTAGATTAGCAAAACGGTTTTTTGCTTTGCTAGATTTTGGCGTGACGGTTGCCAGGGTGTCCATCAGAATTCAATTGGTTGATCTGTTGGTTGAATTGTAGCACACTTTGTCATGTACTTATGAATCTTCTGATCCATTGATGGAGTCTCCTCAGAAGTAAGATTCTCAAGAATCCAGAGGATCTCAGAACCAGTTTGACCTTTCTTCAAAAGAGTAGTCATCATTTCAGTAGACATAATTGAATCCTTAGATGACGTGAATTTAGTCGAGATTAATTGATTGATACTCGACGAGATAATTTGATGATTACCTCGTCGAGATTTTCTACACTCAGGCAGTCACGATTTGCAGAGTGCCATCCTTGATCTGGCAGTTGATGAAGGAACCAACGCTCTCACCCAGGCGGATCACCTCATTGGCATCCTGTTGGAAGCGAGCAGGATCCTGCACAGTGTAGTTGTAATTGCGTCCGCCCTTAAAGGTCACGGTCACGTTACCATCATCCATGATGCTCAGGGCATCAAGGGCAGAGGAGGTGAAGGTGGAGACTTCCAGAGCGGTAGGAGCAACAGGGGTAGCAGTCATGATCATAAAAAAATAAAGGTTTGAGTGAAGTGTTTTGAGCGGGATGCTTCACCCCCGCTGATGCAATCAGTATAGCATGGACTGGTTGGGGGGTGGAACCCCCCTTGTGCCAGTTTAGAGATCGGTCAGCATCTCATCCAGGGCAGCGGTGTCGATGGTGGGATCCATCCAGCGAGCACCATCAGGAGTCATCTGACCCCACATGATTTCCAGACGGGGAATCAGGGAGTCGTAGGAGTCATAACGCTGAGCGACCCGATAGGTTTCGTAGTCGTTCTGAATCCAGAGGGACACGTTCCAGGTTGCCCAGTTCTTCCAACCGTTGAAGTCGGTGCGCTCAGGGATCAGAGAAGTGAGGCGGTCCATGTGTTTGTTTGAACTGAGGTCACAATAGGACGGATGGGGGGCAGAGTCAACCCCCTGACTGATTAGTTTTCCTGATCCTCCAACAGTTCAGGATAATAATCTTTAATCTCAGTGATTAGTTCTTCTTGAGTGTAATCAGTGAGATTTTCTACCAATGTGTCATAAACAAAACATTCCATTGTTTTCATGTCCATGCTATCCAGCAGTTGCTGAGCATAGGAATGAATCAGATCTTCTTTGTTCATGTCAGAATGAGAGGTAGGGATGATCAGAGTCTAACTCCTGATTGGTGTCGGATGCGGTGAGAAGTGTTGTGATGGGATAATACTCATCAGCATCTGGATCATACACCATAGGAGTGCAGTCTAGTTGCTCTGCTGTCATAGACTGTAACATGATCAAAAGATCTTTGTAAGTCTGACAACCGTAGGGTGCATTAGGTGTCATTTGAGAATAATGCGATAATCTACAGATTTGACGCACCATCCTGATGCAGTGCTGATCTCATCCATGAGATCTTCTTCATCATCAGCATCCCAGAATTGACCGACATAAACATCACTAAGACGTTCTTCTGTCATGATCTGATCTGATTCTGACCAATCATCCTCACAATCGAGAGAACAATCGAATTGAATTGAAGTGATTTGATACTTCATGATACTTGCGTGCGCGTCTCGTCGAGATTTTCTGAACAAAGAAATTCTAGCATGTAGTAATCTACCGTGACTTCTTTCGCCGCGGCCAATTCCTCAAGAGCAGAGTCAAATGCAGCGTCAAGTTCGTTCATTGGAGTGGTGTGAACTGAAGTAATTATTGCACCCCCCAGGTGGTTCTGGGGGGATTGGTGGACAGTGCTCAGACCGTCACAAGAGATCCTTTGCCAACAGTCAGTGGTTCCTCTGTAAGGAAGTCATACTCAGCGGTGTTAGTGTCACCCCATCCCAACTTCCAACACTGCCAACCATCACCAGGAGTGAACAGATAGCACCACTCTTCTCCACAATTACCACTGAGGAAGTCATCGAAGTCGCCAATCTTAGGGGGAGCATCCTCACCTCGCTCACTGTAATACAGGGGCGAAGGTGTTGCTTTCACTGGAGAATAGACCCAGTTGTCATCAGCATCACGCATGTAATCGACGGTCTTTGTACCATCAGCATGGTGAATTGTTTGCTTCAACGGTGCAGATTCCCACATGTGGGTAGAGTGAAGCGAGGACATATCGCCACCGTTGATGAGTTCTTCTACCTGTTCTTTATAAAGGTAGTTGTCAATTAGTTTGCGACCAGTATACTGAATGTAACCGTCATAATGACAGTAAACACTGATGATCTGATCAGGACCGAGGGCAAGACCGATGCGAGAGCGAGTTCCCATGGGTTGTGAGTGGGGTGAACTGGAATCAGTGTAGCAGATTTGGGGGTGGTGTCCACCCCCTGAGAGAATCAGTAGCGAGAATCCTCCAAGGTCTCCTTGAAGACCTGACTGACCTCCTCCCAGTGGTAGTCCTTCAGAGGACCGCACTGGTCTTCCATCCAATCATACACCATGCACCAGTCGGCGTCCATTTCTAGGACGAACTGAGGCAGGGACTGGAGAGCGGACTTAAAAGTGGTCATGACCCGTTGGGTGAACTGCACAAATATTACCAACCCCTCCAACCCCTGGCAACCGCTTCCGAACCACCTCACAGACTGTCACAGGCACCTCTCACAGCGTTTTAAAAGTCGTTATAATCTATGGACAATCAGCACCAACGGCAGTGGGGTAACTGCCTGATCAATGCATCGTCACTCAACTTGCAATATTTTTTTATAAAAAACATTAAGAAAAAACCCATTAATGTGTGCCATCCCACAAACACACACTAATGGGTTATTATAATATGTTAAGAAGTAGTTATGGTGTACCCACTCACCAATTCGTAGCGTCTAGTTCTTCAACATATGCACTCACGGTCTCATCACCCTCCAGTTGGAACACGTCATCATAATTGATTTGATGAGCATCAAAATCGTCACGAACTTCGAATTCTAAAGTAACACGAACTTTGCGCTTTTGTGCTGCGTGGTAAACTGAAGATGCCATGAGAACCTTTGTGCGAACAGTGATATTATACTATGAGATTTAATATCCGTCAACGCATGAACGTGACAATCACGATGATATTTAGAATGTTATAATGATCTTATGATTGATATTATGATGATTCGCACACATCTCGTCGAGATTTATATGATTGATATATGATTGATGACGCACATCTCGTCGAGATTGTCAAGTGCGCGTCTCGTCGAGATTTGTGAGACCCCTCATATATTTTTCTTCGCGGTTCTTGTATTTTTTTCGCGGTTGTGCTATAATACGCGGTCCAAGATCACAAGAATCTAGAAGATTTATAAGAGATTTTAGATCATATTTATAACATTATCCACAGTAATTCATACCTTTTCCACAGAATACGCAGAGTTTTCCACAGTATGTCAGCAAAAGAACAAACAACACATATACATTTATTTTAACATTTATAAGTTAAAAAAGCATTAAAAACAGGTAATTTCAGGTTAAATCTGCATATTATCAAATAGAATTTAAAATCCCTTATTCTTCTTACTCACTGGTTCAATCACTTCAATATGACTTAACCATTTTGACTCAGTAATAAACCAATGATTCTGAGTATCCTCCCAGTTATCAAAAACAACTTTTTTTCCATTCTGATGAATTACCACATAATGATGGCGATCATACGGAAGATGACTTGTTTGCTCAAATACTTTAGTCATAACAATTAAACAGTTACAATGTTTGCCGATGCAGTGCCAATCTTCAATGCAGTCTCAGAGAATGCAGAGATTGCTGGTGCAGTAATTGGTTTTAAGATTAAAATCTCTCTACAGTATAATAACACAAACCAATCAAGCATTTGGTATAGCATCTTATACTTCTTTGGTTTCTTTAGAATCTCATCACCATAATATCTTACAAAAATTTCTTTCACCTCGTCTATTATATCACGGCGCGTAACTACTCGTCCAGGTAGAACACTCTTCCAATATTTGAGATAATATTTTTCTGGTAAATCAGTAGAGACATAAAACACTGTATCATGAGAGTATTTCTTCATCTCTTGAAGATACACATCATCTGGTATATACTTCCATGTATCAGATGTTGACTTCCATGGACAATACTTTATAAAATCTTCCTTTTGACTTGGAGTTAAATGATTTAAATCATCCTCTGTCCATTTGATACCATAATATCTTCTAACATGTACTCCAACATACTTCTTAAATACATTCTCTAAATCAACACGAAGACCATCATAATGTAATGTAATTAATGATAATGGATTCTTTCCATAAGGATAATAACCTGTTCCTATTGGCGCACTGTTGATGAACATTAAATCACTTAACTCATATGATGCAAATTCACGATTTAATAACCGATTAAACATTCCATTATCAACATGCCTAAAATGACCAATTCCAGTGAGGAACTTCTCTTTACTCATAAAATATGTTTTGGGGAATTTTAAAAAATATGTCTCTGGATATTGATCTAAACAATAAACAATCTTATAATTCCATCCAGTAAATCGACCAATTAAAAATCCATGATGCCAAAAGTGTAAACGACTTCCAAATCCTGTATCTTGTATATCATTCTGATTATGAGATTCTAAATTGCTAAATGGTGAATTTTGACAATTATAAAATGAATAATTAGGAATCTTCCATGCTTCTGGCATACCAGAGAATTGATATAACTCCATTAAAAATCGAATCTGTTTCATTCAATCTATAACTTACCTACTTTTACATTATTTAAGCACATAAAAAAACTTCCCCATTGAAGAGGAAGTTATCTCATCTAGTTTGAATGAAAAGAACTGCTGCAATTACTAAAAATACAACTGCAATATCACCCAATAATCCTAGATGATGTAAAATCAAAAGAATCGCAAGAGTTATAACTAAGTTCAATTTGACATCACCTTCTCATATAATGAATCAAATGCTTCTGCATCCATGTCATCAGGTGGATCACTCTCAAACATCCTCATTATCAGTTGCTCTAATACAACTAACTCATCCTCAGTAAAATGAAAGATATACTCATGCGCCATAGTCAAATCGCTCCTGCCATAATTCAGTAAGTTTTTCACGTACACTCTTGAGCGCACATACTTTGTCTGGATCTTCTTCACGATAGTCGTAAAGTGCATAGTATGCATCCAACATTTGAACGACTGAAGAGATAAGAATTTCATGTTCTTCACATGTCATCTCAAGATTCATTTTATCTTCATTCATGCTGCTACCTCCACAACATATGCACTCTCCCATACATTATAAAACATATCCCATGCCCATTCATCAGCAACAAAACTCAATAGATCACATTGATCACATACCCAATCATAAGCAGCATCACAATCTGCATTGGTGTCTGCTACAAACTCATACAGTTGTGCAATCGTACTGCGGAACTTTGGATCCTCTACATTGCTGATGAAGAACTTACCTTCATCCATCATGATGTGCTTACCAGTGATGCTGAATGATTTGGTGTACATGGTGTTTTTTGAAGAAGAGAACGTGTGTCCTGTACAAATGAATTATAGAGTATCGAACAATGCTCGCAACTGCTCTTGTGCCACCTTGCTCGGTGGCATACGGTCGAACTTGCTCAACTGATACCCCTCCTTCAATGCTTGCAAAATAATGTTGTCATATGAATGAGAATGAAGAGGAATGTGACGATGATTCAAATAATCCTCACAATCCTCTGCAAGTTCCTCCTTTAACTCATGTGACAGCAAATTTAAATTAATGTTCATAGTGACAATGATGCCCAACGATCAATGTTACTATTATAATACACATTGATGACATCTGTCACACATTGGTTACATTCTGAATCACTAAATCCCCATTCACGATGATTCTCATACAAATAATTGTATGCATACTTCTGTGCAATGATGGGATTGTCGTGGCGATTCAAAATACACAACAAACGTGTATTCACACGATCAATCACTTTGTCAGGAGTGTCAGTGTAACACTCCCACTCACTGCGCTTGATGACCAGTTGCTTCTCAGATACAATCATGACTCAAAACTCCCGAACAATCGAAGGCAGTTCTTCAGTGGGGAACTCACTGTCAATGTCCAGATCATTCCAATCCATAAAGTTTTCTTCCATCAACTGCTGAAGTTTCCATTCGTTGTAACTGTCAGCACCATCAAACAAAAGAGTTGCCATGAGAACCTCAATAAAAAAGGTGTGTGGTCTTCCCACACACCTAATCTACATGCCACTCTCAACCCCATCAACCAGTGCTGTGACACCTGATCAACTGTCCTTATTGTACAACCGTAATTGTTCGATCATCTGGATTCTCAACTGGATAATAATGATCTTGCCCCACAATTACCCCACAACCACTAAGTGTTTGATTAAAACCATTAAGATCTCTAAGAACATTTGGAATATCATCCTCTGGATGTCCTTGCATCCAGTACATTGGATAAATCACCTTTGTTGGATTTCCTAAAACTGTCGCCCACAAACTGTATGTACTATTACCCATAATAATATACTCACACATTGACATTAAACAAAGATCATATGAATAATTATATTGTCCAGTTACAATCTTAGTTCTTGATGGTTCGTCCAAACTATTTAAAATTTTCTTTAATTCCTCATTCAACTGTTCTTGACTTGGATTTGTAATATCTACTGAATTTAGATTATTAATTGCAGTATCTAGTAAAAATGCATTATAGTTGAATCGATATGTTCCATCATAATCAAGTACCCTATCAATACTTTCCATCGTACTATCAAAACCTTGATTGTTTTGATAAATGTCCTTAATAATGGTAAATCTGGATCTATCATAACTCAAATTATCTAAGATATACTCTGCTCTTTCTTTATTATTTGAAAATACTAGAACAGGTAGATCTTCTGGTAATTGTGCTAGAGCATTCTCATAATAATCATAATTACATA